TGCAGGCGCAGGAATCGGCGATGAAGGCCGGTTCGAACAGGGGCGCGATGGCGCGGTAGAGCAGGTGATGGATGATTCTGTCGCGGAAGGCGGCGGCCCACACCTCGCGCGGTTTCGGCCGGGTGATGGCGAACACGGTCGCCGGCGCCGGCGTCCAGGTGCCGGACCGCAGCTCGTTCAGCAGGGCCATCAGGTTGGCTTCCAGGTCGACCTCGAAGGCGAGGGCGGAGCGCGTGGTGCGCTTGTTCCGCCGGCAGTCGTAGTAGGCCTCGAAAAGCTGGTCCACGGTGATCTCTGACGGCATGGGAATGATCATTTGCGGACGGCCCTGACCCGGCACCGCCAGCCCTTGTTGTTGTTGTTCTGGTTGCCGTTGTTGAAGTTCTGGTACCAGGCGTAGCCGGACAGTCGGGGGTTTACAGGCCGGGCCGGCGATTGCCGAACGGCATCGACGCCGGCCGAGCTGCGCCAGGACGCGCGGGGGAGCAGTCCCGCCGTATCCACCATGGCGCTTGGAGCGACGGCCAGCAGCATCGACGCCGCCGCTACCCCGACCAAATGATGCGCACGGGCGCGAAAGCCTTGACCTTCGGGCATCAGGCGCGATTCCTTGCATAGTTGAGCCATCCCGACGCCTGCTTGCCGATGGCGTCGGTGAGTTCGACCGTGGACCCGAACTGGCCGGGGGAGATCAGGTGAAGGTCCTTGGAGAGCCGCAGCAACAGCTTGAGCGTTTCCAGGTGCTCGCGCAGCGTTTCCAGGAGAGGGGCCTTGTCGGTGGTGGAGTTGGCCCGGAAGACGCCGACCACCACCGCCTGGGCCTCGGCGAAGACCTCGCGCGCCAGTCCCTGCCGATAGCCGCGCGGATACTGCTGCGTCAGTTTCGCGAGAAGCTGCAACAGGTCGTAGGCCGCCCGGTAGATCGGCAGATCAGTGGCGCGCGCCATGCAAAATCTCCTTAAGGCCAAGCCCGGCCGCCGAAGCGGCCGGGAAAGGGGTTAAGGGTTAAAGGGGACATTTGCGGAAGGCCCTGACCCGGCACCGCCAGCCCTTGAAGCCGTAGTCCTGGCCGCCGTAGCTGAAGGTCTGGGACCAGGCGTAGCCGGCCGACCATTCCGTGCTCGACCAGTAGGCGTCGTCGATCTCAAAGGCCTCCGGCCCGCCTTCCTTGAACGCCTCGGCGGTGGTCTGGACCGGGACGTGATCGTTCTCCGGCGTCAGGTTGGCCCGCAGGACCGACATCTGGTCGAGCGCCGGCAGGTGCCAGTCGGTGAAGCCGCCGATGGCGAGCGCGCGGCAGAACCTGGCGGCCGGGTGTTTGTCGTCGTTGATGGCGTCGCTGTTGGCCAAGCCGTCGATCAGCGACCGGGCGGCCGACGCGCTGCCGTCTCCCCACTCCAGGCCCTCGGCCTCACCCTCGGCCTTGGGCGCGACGATCAGCGCGTGGATGACGCCGTTCTCCAGATAGGTGCCGGCGAAATAGCCGCCGCCGAACGGTTCACCGATGGCGGGAAGAGAGGTCATGGCAGAAACGTGGTTCATGGTGATCTCCTGGGTAAAATCCGCCCGGCCGCCTGAGCGGCCGGGAAATGGATCAATGGTTAAAGGGGGTATTTGCGGACGGCCCTGACCCGGCACCGCCAGCCCTTGAGGTTGCTGATCTGGTGGCCGTTGAAGAAGCGCTGGTACCAGGCGTAGCCGGGCTCCAGTTCGGTGCTGGTCCAGTAGGCGCGCCGTTCGAAGGCCTCCGGCCCGCCTTCCTGAAAGGCCTCGGCCGTGGTCTGTTCGGGAACGAAGCCGGTGCCCGGCATCAGGTTCTCGGCCAGAAGCGCCGCCTCGTGCCGGCTGGGCAGGTACCAGTCATCGTGGCCGCCGATGGCGAGCGCGCGGCAGAACCTGGTGGCCGGATGATCGTCGTCGTTGATGGCTTCCGAGTTGGCCATGCCGTCGCGCAAAGATCGGGCCGGTGCCTTGTCCTTCTTCCCGGTCCGCCAGGCGGCCTCGGTTTCGCCATCGGCCTTCGGCGCGACGATCAGGGCGTGGAGCCGGCCTTCCAGCAGGAAGGTGCCGGCGAAGAAGCCGCCGCCCAGCGGTTCGCCGATAGCCGGCAACGACGGGGGCGCATCAATCCGGTCGACTTGGACATTGGTTGGCATTCACAGTCTCCTTTCGACTGCTGGGGTGAATCACGATTGGGGAGGCGTCGCCGCCATCGCGTCGAGGCGCGCGGCGATCCTGTCGACGAGGCGGTCGATGTGGACGGTGGGCTCGCCGAGGCGCTTGAGACGCTCCGCCTCGGCGAGATAGAGGGCGCCGGCCCGGACGAGGTCGCGCTCCGGCGTCTTGGGCTTCCACCACTCGCGGCCCCATGGCCAGCCGACCGGCACGCCGTCGACGGTGAGCGGCAGACCGAAGTCGGCGTTGCTCTGGTAGCAGAGCGCGGCGCTGAACATCTCGCCGCCGCGATGTTCGTCGTCGTGCGCGACGTCGAATCCCTCGGCTTCGATCTGGCGCTTGCGCTCGGACAGGATCCTCAACATGCCGCTCATGGCTCGATCTCCTTCGAGGTGGTTGGGCATCAGTACAGGCCTCCCGTGCAGGCCCAGGCGATGGCGTGCGCCAGGCCGAAGGCGGCGAGCGCCGTGACCGGGAGAGAGAGCCTTGCCCAGGCGGCCTCGGCCGGCGATGATGGGGGATGGTCGAGGATCTCCTGCCATTCGCCGTCGAGCAGTGGGACGCTGGCGGCATCCGCATCGAGCGGATACTGGCCCGGGCGGCCAACGTGCTGCTGGCCAGCGCCGCCTTCGACCGGGCATCGGCGCTCTATCCCGACAAGGTGCTGACCCTGCGCCACGGGACGCGCGTGGTGGCGAGCCTCAACCTGCCCGACTGAGCGCGCCGGCGTCATCGCGCGCCTCCGCGTGCCTGGCCCGGCAAGGCGATCTCCACGACATGGGTGAGGTGCCAGCGGCCATCGGCCTTCGGCACACACTCGTTGAGGATCCAGGGCACGATGATGTGCGCCCAGTCGGACGCGTCACACCATCCGGTGCCGTTGGCCATGGCGTTGACGTCGAAGACGCCGAACTCGTTGCGGCCCACGGACCATGCGGCGCCGATCCAGTGGGTGTGGCGGTAACGGGCACGCATGGGGACATCGGGTTTCGTCCACGGCCCCTCCCATTGGACCCTGGCCAAGCCATAGGTCGGAAGGCCGGCCGGCGGATTGACGCGACGCCAGTCCGCGCCCAGGCGGTCGAGGATCTCCCACATCAAGGTCGGATTGGTGTAGCGCTTGCGCTCGAAGTCGCCGAGGTGGGGGCGCAGCTCGTCGAGCGTCAGGCCCATGATGGCGGCGATCGCCGTCGGGCCGCAGTTGCAGCCCCATTCCTCATAGGCGCTATCGGCCTCGGCGACGGTGAATCGGGGCGGGATCACGGCAGGTCTCCCTCCGGCATCGATGAGCAGTCCGGGTCGGGTGCGGCCGGCAGGACGCCGGCGGTGTCGGTGTTGCGGATGACGTCCTCGACGACATGGCGCGGCATCAGGTAGACGGCGCCAAGCCGGCTCTCCACCGCTGCCTGCGCTTCCTCGGGCGTCCCCAGCTTGCCGGTGCGCCGGCGGTGCAGGACCATGCAGCCGCACTGCCGCCAGGTGATCTCGACGGCGCCGGCCTTGACCGCGAGGGCGCGCTTCTCCAGGCACACGTCGTAGTGGTCGCCCTGGTACCATTTGTGGGCGACGCCGATGCGGTCGGCCATGGCGTGAAGCTCGGCCTCGTCATCGGCGATCATGTGGCACATGACCATCCGGCGATACGGGGCGCGCATGTCGTCGACATAGACGGTCATGGCGTCGGCCTCCTCGCCGGGGCCGGGAACTCATCCCAGGTACGGCCATCGAGGAGCCGGCCGGCGGCCTTGCTGCCGACCCGGTACATCCATTGAAAACCGAGTGGGTTATCGGCGATCCGATTTGGATTGGCACAAGCCGCGTGAAAGTCCTCCAGGGCCTGCTCGTCGACCTCGATCGCACGCGTGTTGAATGCCTGCCTATTCCGAATACGTCGGGCATGCTCAGTGATGGAAAAATCGCGCAGGCAAATACGCCCGTCGCCCAGCCAAGCGATGCCTTGGACGTTAGGGAATTCCCTCGCGTTGTGGTCAGGGCCATGGCAGTAAACGTCCACACCGCTGGTCGGTTTCCACTCGCCCCATTGTTTGAGGTGGAACCAC